TTAGCCGTTGCAGATGCCAAAGATGAATCACATCTTCTTAAAGCCACTTGCATAATATCTACCTTCTCATCTAACTTTTCTACCTTAATACCTTGACTTGTAATCTGATCTTTGAACGTGGAACGCACGTCAATATACAATGCTGATATGCCACAAAGAACAATAAATAAAGTAGCCACAACAGGATTTTTTGCGAAGTCTTTAAATGATACAGGTAAAGCCATTTTAGAATAATTTTATATAATAACCCAATGAATAATGATTAGTTGTTGCGTTTATTGTAAATAAGCCGTTTTTAGCCGTTTTATACCCTAAACCAAGTCCCAAGCCTACTTTATTGTCAAATGCCCTTAAATCGCCTAAAACACCCAAATAAACCTCTTTCTTAGGCTTTGGAGTGATAGTCTTAGTAACATAGATAGTTTTTTCGCTTATTTCAGCCTTAAAACCCCTTCCTTGTATCTTGTTATGTGAGATAGTATCTTGTATGTATGCGTATCCTAATGAATCTATGCGCATAGTATCAGAATAGACCTTTACTTGATTGTAGTCTTTTACGATTGTAATTGTATCGTGAACCTCATCTATATTGTAAATTGTGTCTAAAACGACAAAAGGGATAGATTTCCCTTTGATAAACTTAGTAAAAGTTTTCTGTTGGTAAACTGTGTCAGTATCTACAATGACCGCTGGTTGACCTATGTATTCGGACTTGTCCTTTATAAAAAGAAATACAATAATAACCAATATCGCTATTACTATATTCTTGTACATTACTTAAATCTTTTAGTCGCCTTGATATAATATCTTGCTGCTAAAAGACCTGAAACAATAGCAATCAAACTCGCTATAAGTGAAACTACGGGCTGCACGTTTGCAACACTAATAAAGGCGGATGTTCCGCTAACAATAGTTAATAAGTCCGATTGATTGCTATTATGTACCATTAGTCTTCTTTTACTTCTTGTGGTGGATTTTGTTCAGCATTTAACTTACCTAAGAACTGCAATAATGGTAAACCATAAGCAGTTGGGATAGTGTTGATAAACGCTTCTAATTCCTTGATTTGATCTTGATTAATTGTTATCATAGTTTTTATTTTATATACAAATATAGTTAAATATTCAATTTAATTACGGATTTGTAAAAGGTAACGGCAAAACAACAATAGGTGGGTTAACTTGATTCTCTATTTGAGCATCTAAATTAAGGTCTAAAGCCTCTACATCTATAGAAGCATCCAACCAGCCACAAACAATGTCATAGGTTAAGTCCTCGTAAGGGATAAAGTTAGCAACGTGATCCTTTGAGAAGGATTGAGAACCATAGACATTTGCTATGTATTCTTTCTCGTTGATTGTTTCTTTTGCAAACCTCGACCAATGTGCTACAACGACAAAGTCAGTTAAATCACCATCTTGAGGAACGCAGTCTAATTGATTGATAATCCAGTATTTCATATTATTTGTTTTATATATTCCTATTAAATTTCCGTTATGTGTTGTTAAATCTACTTTAAGTCTTTCCATACTATAAGTTAACCAACTCTTTTTTAACTTGTTCCCAAAAATCATTTGGTTCGTATTCTTTTGACCATTTATATTGTGGATCTGAATCAATTATATGTTCAACTAATATTAATGCAAAATGCATAGCAGCTTGGTGGTCTATGTAGTCAAATTTTGTTAAGTCTTCTTCTTCTAAACCTAACATTTGATTCATTATTTCTTGAGCCTTTTCTTGTGGTGTCATATATTTTTTTTGTAAAATTATAACTATTTAGCTGCAATTAATACTTTTAATTCTTCTATTTGTGCTTGTTGTTCTTGTATTAATAAGTATAAGTCTTGTATTGCTTTTGTGTTTATAATTGGCAAAACAGAGTATTTAACTTGCTTATAAGAATTTCCATCTTCATCTTCTTTACCATTAACCACAAGACTTGGAAATACTTCTTCTACATTTTGAGCAATTAAACCAATTTCCTTAATTCCTTCTATACTATCATTCCATTCATAATTCACAATATCTAATTTCATTAAATCGTCAATTTTAGAAGTTGCTTTTGCAATATTCTTTTTTAACCTTATGTCAGAACGTCCTGAAGTTGTACCATTTGACCAAATTGTATAACAACCTACGCTTGAATCATAACAATATAAGAAAGCGTTTGTAGTATTATTTGGAGCAACCGCAGTAAATCCTATATCAACACCAGCAGGTTGTGAAGTAGCATTTGTAACTGCTAATGAAGCAGTATAATTTGCAGTACCTCCTTTAACTTGTGTTTGACCCCCCGATGTGATTCTCATTCGTTCAACGGGAGTTGAGTTTGTACTTGTATAAAAGTATATATTCCCACCTGAACCACCATCTGCATAAGTTATTAACTTTAAGTCAATATTTGTGCTATTAATATAATTACCGGTATATGATGCTTCTTGACCTATTCTAAATCTCATATTAGAACCGGTTTCCCCTATTGCTAAAGCATCATTTCCTAAAGATTGAATTATATGCAATTTAGTACTTGGACTACTAGTTCCGATTCCAACATTACCACCGCTAGTGATTCTCATTCTTTCATTATCTCCATTAGTAGCAAACGCTAATGCCATATTGCCAATTACTTGTAATTGAGCGTGTGTATTAGCACCTCCATAGTTAGGGTTAAATAATGTAGTTTGACTTGAACGAGTAAAATAAGATAACCCAACTACTTCTAATGCTCCTTGTGGCGCACTCGTTCCGATTCCAACATTGCCACCTGCTTGAAAATACATTCTTGTAGCTACTCCACCCTCATTGATTGTAAAATCATTATTGAAAGAACTAAAATCCCAAAGTTTATTTGATGATGATGTGTTTCTAAATAAGATAGCAAAGTTTGAATTATCTGCGTTTACTAATAAACCACCTCCGTTTGTATTTACTTGTAATGCTCCTTGAACATCAGTAACAGTATTTATTAATACCTTGCCACTAAAAGTTGCACTTGTACCTGTCAAAGCACCCGTAAGCGTACCACCCGATAAAGGTAGGTAAGCAGATAAGTTGCTTGTAAGGGCTATTGTACCACTTGCATCTGGCATTATATAATCTCTTGCAGTATTTAATGTAATCCCACTTGCATTAAAAGTAAAGCCTTTATAATTACCTGAACCTTGATTAAAAGAAAATCCAAATCTATAAGCATTAATTACATATAAATCAGTATAACCATCTGCATTAAATGTAGCAGCATCATATTGTTTAAATCTTAAAGGTATTGCAGTTGAAAAACCACCATCAATTATAGGTGAAGCAGAAAATGTTTTACCTCCACTTATCGTTTGTGCCGTTGCTAAAGTAACATAACTACTCAAATCACTTGTCAATGCTATTGTACCACTTGCAGCTGGGAATGTGTAATTGTAACTTGTTGATTGAAATATTAAAGAACCTCCGCCACCTGCACCTAAACTTATATTTATACCATTTGTCCCTGAACCTATTCCTAAATATCCACTTGTAGTTGGAGTAAAACCATTTTTTAATAATAATCCTGTATCAAAACTCTTTAACCCTGTAAATGTCTGCGTTCCTTCTAAAAGTGCTAAAGTACCACTTGCATCTGGCAAAGTAAATGCTCTGTTAGTATTATTAGTTAATGAACCTAAATTAAAACTTGCATATTTATAGTTTGCACCATCTACATCTGATACTAAAATAAAGCTACTTGAAACGGCAGCTATTAATCCATAATTATTGGCATTAGTAAAAAATGGTGATGAACCTTTCTTTAAATATATATTTGCAGGATTTGTACCATTACCATTAAATACACCTTGTTGAAAAGTACTAATTGCGCCTGAAATTGAATTAGCACCTAAAAAAACATCTCCTGTTGCTCCTGTATAAGGAACGTATGAACTTAGATTGCTTGTTAAAGCAAGAGTTCCAGATGCGTTTGGATAAGTATATGTATTAGATGTTGCACTTGTAAAAGATAAAAGATTTGTATACCCAGTTGAGCCAACTCTTTTAGTTATTAATAATCCATCAGCATCTCCTGCTAATCCTGTATATCCAACCGCACTTGGGATTACACCTTCTTTTAAAGCTATCCCACTATCTCCTGTAATTGCAGAAGAAAATGTTTTACTACCTGCTATTGTTTGAATGCCTGTTGTTATTAAACCTCTATTAGTAGCACTTGCATCTGGGATATTAAAAGTATGCGTAGCCGTTGAACTTGAGATGTTAAAGTCCGTTCCACTTGTTCCTGTGCCAAAGTATTGTACTTGTGCAGTCAACCCATTCAAAGCCGTTAAGCCTGTACTAAATGTAGTAATAACTTGACATAAATGGCTATTTTCTGTGTGTAAAGTAATTGTCCTACCAGCCGTTGTTACATAAATACGAACTGCTAATCTATCAGTTAAAGTTAAACTTGTTTGAGGAACGGCTAAAGCACTAAAGTAAGCCTCAATACTTGTACCATCATTAATTAATTTAGGGAATGCACTATTAGATGCAATCAACGTAAAAGTAGTGCCATCATATTTATACAACTCAATGTAAAAAGTTGGACTACCGCCACCGCTTGACGCATTAAAATATGTTTCGAAGTTCCAATTTCCCGCAGGAATTTCTAATAAAGCTGGGTCATTAGCATCCGTTAAAAAAGATGCAATATATCCATTACTACCTCTTGAAAAATCAGTTCCAGCACCTATCACTGGCACTTTATTCATTTCATAATAAGTAACACCGCCTATTGTACCTTGATTAATACTTCCATTTAAATAATAAGAAACAGAACTTCCACCACCTCCAGATGTAGGAAAGTTAGCCAAAGTACCATCTCCTCTAATATATTGCGAAGCGACACCTGCTCCTGTTACTGCAATCGTTCCATTAGCCGTTAAAGGGCTATTAGCGACATTAAAAGCACTTGGCATAGATAAACCAATGCTTGATATCAAAGTTGGGAATGTAGTCAATCCACCAGCTCCGTTTACATATTGACCACTATTCCCTGCAAAGCCAATGTTAATCGTTCCACTTGTTGTAATTGGACTTCCTGTGATTGTTAAAGCATCTCCACTCTCTGTAACAGCAACAGAAGTAACAGTACCACTTGCACCACTTGCTCTTTGCCAAATAGTACCTGAATAAATTACCTGATCTCCAACAAAGAAAACAATAGGACCAGCACCAAAGTCAACTGTTCCAGCTACATTACATAAATAAACATCGCCTTGATTACCTGTTCCGTTTACTAAAGTAGGGGTGTTTGTTGCAGCGTTCCAAGTACCCTTATATTCCATAACAGAGTTTGGTAATTGAGATACTAATATTTTCCCGCTACCATCTAATTGAGGAATACCATTTGGCACGTTTATAGATAATGCGTTAACGATACCAGCCGTACCTGTTAATACACCTTCTAATTCTCTTACTTTTGCTCCGCTTGATATTACTATTTGATTGCTCATCTTTATTATTTTATTGGAATAATGCCCTTACAAATTCTCCACTTCCTAATGCTCTACTAAATGTTAACACACCCGTTGCAGAAACAAACTTAACTTCTTCATCAACAGGAGTTCCGCTTGTAATAATGCCTTGAACATCAATACCACCTCTAGAAACATACAAACAAGTGTAACCAACTGTATCAGCAAATGTAATAGATGTTTCGCCACCACTTGCCGTATAACCTTTAGTCTTAACAGGGTTTGCACCTACTATAATCACACCAGCTGGGTCTACCTCTGTTCCTGTTAGATTATACGCTCCGCTACCTTGTAAACTAATGTTATATGTAGCCACATCCTTATAAGGTGCGTTTATTGATAAACTTGTTATATTACAAATTCCGTTAATAATTGTTAAACCATCAACGCCATTATCTACCACGAATTTAATCTCTATCGGCTCTCTTGTTAATTGCTTATCTAACATAAACAAATAAGAAAAGCCACTCAAAGTAATCAACCCATCACAGGTTACATTCCAAGTAGCTACATCGTTCTTATATTCTCTAAACCAAGCACTTGCTTGACTTGTTACCTCTTTTTGATCTACGCTTACATTAAAAGCACAATTTGTACTACACGCAAAAGCGACATCCACCTCTGGGTCTACATCGGTTCTATGCCAATATAACATTACGTTCTTTCCAATTACTGCTGCCATATTACAAATTTACGCATTATTAAAATATCTTTTAGGAGTTTCTATTGTAACATCCCCAATATAATCAATAGTAGCAGTTGAAGCGTTATCAATAGTTGTAATCTCTAAAAGTTGTATTTGACTTGTTTCATCAAGATAAGGAGTAGATGTAAGCCTATTTATTAAAAACTTTTTATTATTATAAGACAAAGCATTTGTGCTTGAATCTTCAATAGTATATGTTTTATCAAGATAAATAAACCCATTTGCTCCTGATATTGCACCTAAATCTCCTTCTAAAGTTGCTATATTCTTATTTAATAAGTTTGAATATTGACGCATAATTAATTGAGCCAACATACCAAATGACTCTGGAGGGTATCCGTATCTGTACCAATCCCTCCATATAACACCATTATTATCAAATAATAAACCTACATTATTCTTTATTGGCGATGCTCCTTGAAATGGATAAATTGCGCTATAAGGAATCTCAATATCTGTTGCAATTTGAGATGTTGAACCAATATTTCTTGTTAATACAACTTCTTTAATTGAAGCATCTCCTTGTGTTAACTTTACGTTTTTAATATACCCACCAACTGCTCCATTACCAACTGAAAATCTTACACCTATTAAACCATCAATAGTTAAACTTAATGCTTGTGAATATCCCATAGGAATTTCAACATTATAAGAAACGTATGTATTGAATGTACTATAAACAATATCTCTAAAAGTTGCACTTGTAGTCCAAATATCATTACTACCTAAATAATAAGTTACACCACCAATAAAAGCAGTTATAAAAAGTCTTATTCTATCACCAGCACTACTTGCTTGATATTCAAAAGATAAAGATGCACTTGTTCCATACATTTTTGGCAAATATTCATATAATGTAGGTGCTGCAAAATAGTTTTGTATATAAGCTATTGTGCTACCTCCTAAATAAAATATTTCATACCTATTTGACTGATCTTCATTTAATATAACTAAAGTTGCTCTTGATGGTGATTGTTCAAATTCATCCCATCCATTTGCCCTTAATGAAGCACCAGAACCAGTAGTAAATTTAAAAGTCCCATTATATATATAATTTGACGCATATTCATACGGCAAAGTTGATTGAATAGTTGGATAACCTTTTCTAACTATTTTAGTTTGGTTATTATTTGTAAAATGAACATTACCATCTTGATATGGTTGAATGTTTATTGTATTAGTTAACACTCCGTTACCACTTATACTTGGCACATTATCAACAACATATCTTGTGTAATATATTGTACCAGCTTGTTGATTCATTGGCAAAATATACCAATCTCCATTAGCTTGGAATAATCTACAACCAAATGTCTTAATTATATTTTCTAAAATAGTGTAATAATCTAATTTGTAAAAATCTCTTTTATATTGATACGTTTGACTGAATGGTTCATCACCACCAGCATCTCCTCTATCAAACATTCCATCTGCATAGTAAGAACAACAAGCATAAATAAATATCATATCATCAAAAGGCAATGCATTTAAACAAGTTCCTATGATGTCAATTTGCTTAATTAATGAATTTACGTTTACATCTCCATCGTAATATATATATCTAAGAAACGATAAACCATCAATACAAGTTATACTAACTTCTTGATTTCCTGTTGTGAATGGAACTTGTATATAATCATTAAGTAAAAAACCTCTCCATTTAATTACACTATTAATTACTAACTCAACATAATACTTTGTTTCATCAAAGTTTAATAAGTCTGGAAAGTTATTGTAATCTTCTTGGTCTGAAATAATAAAAGATACATTTAATTGAGAAGATATAATTATTGCTATTGGGTCTTCGTTTGTTGAATTAGGAACTAAAGAAACATTTGTTCCTATGTATGGAGTAACAGTTGGACCAACATAACTTTTCTCGTATATTTTAACAATTAAGGATGTTTCATCTCTTAACTCTTGCGTTATTGTATATCTTAATCCGTATGCCATTATGCTAAACTAATGTTTTGTCCTTTAAGATTAGATGCCTTTTGCGCTCTATTTGTAGCTAATAATAAATCTTGCCCTCTAAGAATAAATGAACCACCTTCATTTGAAGAACCAATAGGACTAAAGTTTGTAAAACCTCCGCCTCCTCCACCTATAGTTGGTATTCCTAATGCACTCATAACTGCTTTAAATATTAAACCCTTAATTATCATTATAGTTAACTGCGCAATTATTTGCTTAAATGATTCTTCTAATGCCTTACCTATATTTTCACCATTTGCCATTGCTTGAAACATTGCTTCAAAAGCTGGTGTAATTGTATCGGTTATTGTACCTGCTAATTGTAATTGTTGATTGTAAGCCTTTAAAGCATCTTTACTTTTTATTGTTTGTTGAGCTAAGTAAGCGTTTAAAAAAGCTGGGTTCTTATCAGATACATTTTGTTTTGCTGCTGGTGCATCTATAAATGTACGCATTAAAGGTGTAGCCGTTCTTCTTTGCGCTCTTGTTGGATGTACTGAGTGTTCATACTCATATATCATTTCTTTAATATCCTGTGATAAACCAACAACGGCAGTTCTTTGCTCTTTTACTGCTTTACCAAAATTTTGAAATGGATTTTTTGTATCTATAGAAAGAGTATTTAATAACTCTGAATTTAAACCAATAATCCCATTTTTTAATGCTATTGCTTCTGCTCTTGCTTCTTTGTTTGCATCTTTAGCGTTAGATATTGCAAGTTGATAACCAATAGCAACACCAGTTACTCCTTGATAGGCATTTTTTTGATTCTCTAAATTTGTATAATAATCCCTTCCTGTTTGTAATATCTTTTTATTTGCTTCATTTAAAGCAATCGTTTTAGTAGCAATTTCATCTATATATCTTGCTGCTATTGCTTGTGCAACTAAAGATTGTGTATATAAATCAACTGCTTTTCTTGCTTGATCTACAGTTGTAATTGTTGATGCGTATGTGCTATTTACTTTACTTAATTCTGCTATAACTGCCTTAAATGCCTCTGCCCTTTTTTCTTCACTAACATTTGCACTTTCACTTATTGTTAAATATGCTTGTAATTTAACACCTGTTTCAGTTGCTTGTGAAGTTGCATCACTTAAACTTTTTGCAAATTTATCTTCTGCTTCAGACGCCTTATTTGTGCCTTTTATAAAATCTGCTATTTTAGGACCAAATGCGACAATAATAGATGAAACTGCACCCAAAGCAAGACCAATACCTGCTGGACCCATTAAACCACCTGCCATTGCTTTCAAAGCACCACCTGTACTACCTGCTTCAGTTTTTAATCTTTGGAACGATTCTAATAATGGGTTTAAGTTATTCGCAATACCTATAAACCCGTATGGAGCATCCTGTGCAACTCTTGATAAGTTTGATAAAGCATTTGTGGCTTGTCCGCTAACATTTCCAAAGGTTTGCATTTCTGTTTTTAAGCCTTTAGAAGTCTTAATAAAGTTTTGCAAATTTGCGGCTGCTTCTGCCGTGTCAGCGGTTATAGTTAGTTTTAACGTTTCTTGTGCCATTTTATTATTTTACTCCATACAACTTTAATGTCCTTGCTAATTGCTCTTGTGTCAGTTTAGGCTTTTCTTCTTCTTGTTCATCACTTGGTAAAGGGAAAAATGATCTTAAACTCTTTGGACTTTTCTCACTTGTATTTACTTTATAAATCAAATAAGCAACCATCCTAGTTCTTTCCCATTCTCTTACTTCCTTGTTCTGATAAGCCTTTTTATACAACAAAAATTCTCGCCACGTTAATTGCCAAAACTCATTAATCGTTAAGCCAACTTCGATAGCGAGAATAATTATTGAGTCCCAACTATAAAACCCTAATTTTTTTTTTCATCCGTTTCGTTATCAGGCTTTAAGTCTGGAGTCATTGAGTCTTGCATATATTTCATAAACTCAACTAATTGTCCGTCTTTTGCCGATAACCCACCTACTTGATCTATCCATTCGCACACTTCAAATTCATCAAAGTCAATAGGCTTTTTAAGGCTTTTGCATGCACTTTCTGCTGCTGCTTGAACAATATGAACGATTGTATCTAAGTCATAAACACCTTCAGATAAAACCTCAATTAGCTGCATTAGATTTTTATTCTCTAATTCGCAAAACCTTTTCATAGCCCAAGTACCCCACTTTAAGTGGATTGTGTTGTTGTCAGTCTTTAATTCAAACATAGTTTTTTATTTATTATACAGTTTCAGTTTGTGCAATAGGAGGAACACTTACTACAAAAGTTGCAGTAAATTTAACATCATCCTTATCATCAGCAGTAACACCGAAATCGCTAATAAACACTAAAGAACCAGCACCACCATAAGTGATATCACCTGAAGTTGGAACTGCTTTACCCATCTTAATAGCAAACAAAGTTTTTGCAGCGTGAGCAGCATATAATTGTTGGTAGCTATCTTTAGCTGGAGTTCCTGTTTCATCAATCGCAAAACCTTCACACTCAAAAGATTGAGAGAAAGAAGGTGCTGGAGTGTACTCATTGCCACACTTAGAAGTTGCATCTATTGTGTCATTAGTCGATGTTAATGAGTTAGAAGTCAAACAAGCAACAGGCTTGAATGTTCCGTCATTGTTTATGTCAGCTAAGAGAATATAATCTCTGGCGCTTACTTTTGTTTCTGCCATTTTATTTAATTTTAAATTTGTGTTATTATTATGTTATAAGTTATCAATACTCTAAAAACGTTATCTAAAGGGTTTAAGCCATCTAAATTCCTTATACTTTCTACACTTAAACTTGATGCACCAAACCCATTTGATAGGGTTATTGTTGTATCAGAGTTTATATCTTCTAAAATCAAATCACTTATAGCTTCAGCACGTTTATAACCAAAGTTAGCATTTTTTGTAATAATATCAACAACGATGCTAATACTATTTGTATAACCTGCTTTGCCTTGATCTTGGCTTGATGTTCTACCTGTCATAACAATATACTCATCACCAGCACCTTCAGGAGCAAAACCATCATAAACAACCAATCCACTTGCACTTGTCAAGTTGGTATAAAACCACTTTTTTATTTCTATATTAGGATTTAGCATCTAACAATTTTTTTAGTCTTTGTATTAATTTTGGCTTTTCTAATTCATAAGCTGGTATTAAATATGGTTGCGCTCTTATACCATTCTTCAATATTTTTATAGCTAAAAACCTTGCCAACTTTTCATCTTGCGATGATTGTACGGCTTTCCCCCCTAATCTTCTTTGACTTTTTACGCTATAAGTACCAGCTAACCCTTTTCTTTTTACCCACAAAGTTAAGGCTTGAATCATATCTTCTAAACTACCACCTTTATTACCTTTAAATGTTGCAGCATATTGTTCATAACCAGATTCTATTTTAACCTTACCACCTGTACCAAATTCAACATAAGCACCATAAGAAACCCCAACCTCTACATAATGCGTTAATTTATCCTTGCTTGTAGCGTGAATACTTTGTCTTAAAGTACCCATATTTACAGGCGCATTTCTTTTAGCATCCCTTTCAATCTTTAATGTCGATGCTGACATCTCTTTAGCTATGTCATTAGCTATCTTACTATTAAGGTCAGCTAACTTTTTTTCAAGTCTTTGGATGCCAGATAAGTCTATTCCAAATGCCATTACTTGTAAATTATTAACTCCAAGAACCTATTTTGATTCTCTACGTTCTTAATTGAATGTATCGTATATCTTGAACCTTCTACTTCAACTTCGTATGTGCTATTTATTGTAACCCCAAAACGAACAAAAAGTACGCTTCTTTGGTCGAATTGCAATTCCAAGTCATCTATTGCACGATTTTGATTATCTGGTCTTAAATCGCCCCAAACTGTGCTTTGCAAAGCAAATGTCGTAGTGAACCCACCTTGACCATCACTTGTCCTTGTTGGAGCATAGATTAAGACCTCACGAGTCATCGTGTTGGCATCAACGTAGTTTGCTTTCGCTTTTCCTAACTTCATATTATAAAATTGGGGATATTCTTGTCCATCTTTGACACGCTTTCCAAGACTTCTCACAAATACCTGAATCGCCATCTAATCCTCTATTCTCGTAATCATAAGAGATTTGGTCTAATATGGCTAACTTAAGGTCTTTAGGGATAGTTGTATAACCAGCCTCATAAGTAGCTTTAAAATTGGCATATCTTGGAAATACTAACTTAGGGAACTCATTGCCTATTAATTGTAGGTTAGTTCCTGTAATCTCTAAACCATCTTGCTCCATATCAAACAACTCAAACGTATCAATGTCAACTGGTCCGAAAGGAATATCAAAGTTGCCACTAATATTGTTGAAATATGTAGTGATGTCTTTCGGTATTAAACTCAATCCTGTTGCGACTTCGATAGCTTCTCTTGCTTGTGTAATCATCAAAGTAATCAAGGTATCTTCAGCACTTGTTGTAACACGGCAGTATAATTTTGCCTCTGCTAAAGTAACTGGTTCTGTTATTGGTGCGATAGGAACTGCACTAAAGTCATTAATATAATTAGAATAAGACATATCCTTTTTTTACAAAATTACTTAATTTATTCCAATAAAAAACCCCCACCGAATTGGCAGGGGTCATTTATTTACTAAACCTTTAGAACTATGCGTTAATTGAAGCATAGATTGCAGAAGTACTCAACATTAAGTTGATGTCTTCGTAACACTCAATACGAGCAGTTACCAAGTTCTTCTGGAAGTTATCTCCATTCTCATAAGAGAACTCGATAGCTAAACCTTCAACTTCAACTCTCTCTAAGTAGCTTGAATCAAAGATTAATACTTTGTCATTAGTTACCCAAGATGCAGAAATTACAGGAACTCCCCAGATTGTCATACCACCATTAGGGTTTACGATAACACTACCAGCACCAGCATAATAACCAGCAGCAATAGTTGCTTTCAATAATTTTCCCATTTGTTGTTGAGAAACTAAAGCGTAAGAAGGTACAAAGTTTGCAGCCTTTTGGTTACCGATATAATCTACTAATTGTAACAAATCGTTAGTTTCAGCAGTTGTAGTTGAACCTGTTGCAGCAGCAGATACAGTAGAGAAGAATGCAGCGTTCTCAGCCTTAAAGAAATCTCTTTGTAACATTCTCGGTAAAGTTTGAGTCAAGAAAGGTAAAGACTTCAACATTTGCTTAGAGAAAGTAGAGAAACCAGCTAAGTAGTCGTTTACAACTTTAACCTCAGTTAAAGAGTAGTTGTTCTCGCCTTTATCAGAACCTTCAGTTTGAGCAGCGATGTTGTTAGTTAAACCAGCGTTCTCACGATAGTAAACATACAATCCAGTTTCGCTTCTAACAGTAGGGATCAAATCTCTAAAGTTTAAACTTTGAGAAGGTTGGATAGCTGGGTTCGGAGCATAAGTTGCTTGAGAATCACCAGTTAAGTTTCCACTTAAAGTCATTGTCTTAACATCAGATAAGTCTAAACGGAATTTTCCGCTATTCTTTAAAGACTTCTCCATTGCTTCGAAATTACCATCTAATTTCTCCATAATAACTTCATCCATAAATTTAACTTCTTTCTTAGCTGCTTTCTTTTGTGTAGCTAATTGTCCGTCGATTTGCTTTTGTAACTCGTCTTTTACAACAGTTACTTGTGCAGCCACCTCTTTGATTTGGGCTTCTGCATTAGCTTGGAAACCTTTAAGGTTCTCAGCCATTTCATTGATTAAATTTTCCATTTTTACTTTTTAAATAGATTGTTAAATTGTTTAATTGCCTTCAATACTTCCTCGTTATTTTTTTCTTCTACCACTGGTGTCGGCTCAACTGCTTCAGCGGGTTGAGTGATTGTTTCAGTAATCTCCAAAGTTAATAACTCGGCTTGTATTTGTTTTATTTGAATCTCCATCAAAGCAAAGGTGTCATCTGTGAATGTACCACCTCTAAATGCCTTGATTAAGTTTTCTAATCTTATTGATAAGTTTTCTTTAGTTTCTTTGAACTCACCCTTAAAACCCAATGTTGGAGTTTCAGGATTAGCACCCCAAA